ATTTACCTGGTTTTCTTAGTGGGTTGCTAGAAGTAATTAAAGATGCTCTTGATGCAGGAACTAATAATTACTTCGGTTTTAACACTATGAATTCTATGTTCACGGCAACAGATGCTCTCAACATCAAGTATACTGAACTTCTTAAGGAATATGAACAACGTAAGTTACTTGTTAACGTTGAGAACTCTATACGTTTAGATTTCCTCATTAAAGAATATGAAAAAGTGTTGATAAAATTAGACAACAAGCAGAAAATCAATTTTTCACGTCTTATCAGCACTAAATTGGCCGTCTTACGAAAGATACAAGCTCATTTCCATGTATTCATGGCAGTAGACAAATCTTTTAGACAAGAACCTTCTACAGTGTGTATAAGAGGTCCTCCCGGTATATACAAGACTGAGCTTAGTGCTCAGCTAATAGATATCGTACTTAGAATCTCTTTGAGCAAAGACGAAGTTGACAAATCAGAACGGCACAATCTTGTGTATGAACGTAAGTCTACTCAAGAGTTCTGGAACAATTATCCGCCTACATGTGAAGTTATCACTATTGACGATTTCGGTCAGCAAAGAGAAGCAGTAGGTTCGACAACTAGTTGTTACTTAGATTTAATTTATATTTACAACACAGCACCTTTTATGTTAAACTGTGCTGGTTTAGAAGAAAAAGGAAATGTTTTCTGTAACGCCAAGTGGGTTATTATGACCACTAACGTATTAGATTTTAAGCCTTATTCTTTAGTAGATAAGCGTGCCATTGATCGTCGTATAGACTTCATGGTTGAGCCCGTGCCTAAGCCTGAATATGCTATGCCTAGTGATATCAACGTTCTGGATCCCACAACCATTAAAACGGAGACGGAAGGAGTCTTGGATGTAACCCTAGACAAATTCAATTTCTTTGTTTCTCGAAATGGAAAAAAGGATAAAGTCCTTTACACGTTTGAGCAATTCGTCAGTACCCTTCATGATTTACACACCACAAAAACAAAGCGTTTTGTACAAAATGCCAAGCGCCGCGCTAAAATGGTTGACCTAGTTAAGCAACAGCTTAAACACCGTAACGATATGGAGAAAGAACACAATGACTATGTTAAAAATCATTCTGCGAAATTCCCTGAGAAGTCGTTTACTTTTATGCAAGCTAGTTTCGATAGCGAAGTCGAAGAGCCTTTGGTAGATGGCTATGTACCTCCACTAAAAGACTTCGACGTATTTGATGCATTAGACAGAGCCTTTATGGAAAGTATGGAGAATATTAATGAACCCTTACCAGATAATTGTAAAATGGGTATAAATTTCAGTTATATTCACACCCCCAAGCAGCTTCAGCTTCGCATAGACCATGTAGTGGAGCTACTTAAAAATGCCAATACTATTAACACTCGTGAAGCAACATCGGCTGAAGAAGTTATAGAAGCTTTTGGTGACGTCACACGCTTGGTGAGTCGCCAGGCTCATGCAATTCTTTTGAGGCACATCGATGAAAAGTGGCTTATGTTCCATGCGTTATGTTATCACCTATATACATTTGAATACAAGGTACTTACTCAGGACGATGTGCATCCACTCTTCGCCGGTATGTCACCTTTTGTGTACTTCTTGATGGTTGCCAATAAAAAATCTGAATATGGTGAATACCTTTTCAGAGGTTATGAATTCACGCGCTGTGAGATTGAAGATATCACACTCATGATATCGTTCGAAGTCCCTATGTTTGATAGTATTAAGGACTATATAATGAAGAAAGGCGTTGTGTTTAGTGAATATCTAACGACGCTACCAAATTACGTAAGGATAATATTCAGTTTTGGTGCTGGATATGCAGCTTTTATAGTTTACTATAAAGCGCTCCAAAGTGGCATAAGCTTGTGTAAAACAGCCTATAATTTCATAGTACGGCTTATAGCAGGAGGAAGTGCCCAAAGTTCTCAACCTAAATATAGCAAACTCTCTAAACAAGAGCGCGTTAATCTCAGAGACTTGGTCAAACCCCAAGCTGGGGATGCTTCAGGGTATGATATGGCAAAGAAATTTTCCCATACTAACACCAGTTCTTTTACTGTTGAGTACCGAGCTGAAGGGCACAAAAAATCTTTCAAGGTTTATGACCTAGGTAGCGCATTGTGGCTAGATTCTACAACGCTACTCATACCCGAGCATTTCTTGACTTGTACTATTGCCGAATACGGCAAGGAACAGGAGCAATTAGAAAATTTGTGGGTTGGCTTACGCGATAATGATGACAATTCTCTTTATGAAGAGTCTATGGTCACCCTTATTCGCAACGTATGGCATACCTATGATGGTGATACACATCTAGCTTTCTGGAGGCTTGAAAAACCTCTTGGTCAGATGCGTAAAGACATCAAGCCCTACTTTGTAAGTGATGCAGATGTACATTCGCTTAGCAATGATGATTTAAACGTCACCATGTGCATCAGAAGCGACAATAAAGCTTTCCAAAATTCTAGTGCAATAGTCACTTCAGTAGCTGTTGCTGACTTAAAGTTAGCTAAAGGGCTGGAATACTCTATTGATACAGGTAATGGCGATTGCGGTATGCCTCTCATTGTGCGCAGTTCCCGTCTCGGTAAGAGGAGAATTATCGGAATACATGTTGCAGGCACCGACAAAGGGCATTCATCAAAATATGCATGGAGCGCCCTAGTTACCCAGGAGATGATTACATCTAGTCTACTAAAACTTGATGCTCTTATAGCTGAAGATAAAGCGGCCTTAAAAGAACAACTCTTGGATGATACTGAAGTCAGTCTACAGGCTGATTTCTGCATTAATACTCTAGTGCCCTATGTGCATAGCCCTTACAAGGCTAATAAAATTATACCTTCGGTTTTAGCTCCATATTTCCCTGCTTCAACTAAGCATCCTGCACTTTTGATGAGAAATGGAGACATTGATCCGTATAAGGTTGCGCGTTCCAATTACTACAAACGTGAAACCAACTACGATAGACACATTTCTGATTTAGCTTTGAAGGACTTTAAAGACTTTATTTGCGGTAAGCCGTGGATTATAGATACCGAATTTTTAACCGTAGAGAAGGCTCTGTATGGTGATCCTCACAATCCTTTGTACTCCGCTATACCTTCGGGTACTAGCGCTGGTGCTCCAATTAAATATTTGGAGCCACATCTCAAGAAGGAGTTGTTGGGGCCTGGAAAGGCCAGGGATAGTACCAATCCTGTCTTTGTTACATTTGAACTTGACATGAAGAATCGTATCAATCAGGCCAACGAAGGTATTCGTTTGGAATATCTGTATACAGATAATTTGAAAGATACCCTTGTTTCCATACCGAAGTTCCTCGAAGGAAAGGGAAGATTATTCTCTGGTGCGTGCCTGCGTCTATGTGTAGGCACTAAATGTGTCTTTGGTAAAGGTATTGAGTTCTTTGCCAAAAACAGTATAGAGAAAGGTTTTGCCACCACTCTGAATCCTTATTCATCAGATTGGCACAAAGTCGCTTACGATCTTTCTAGATTTTCGCCTAGCATGAAAGAGTGCATAGTGTTATGTATGGATTATAGTAAGTTTGACGCATGTCATACTGTTGAAACTATGGAAGAAGCGCTTGATGTCATAAATGACTGGTATGCGTTCCATGGGTGTACCGACTTTGCTAAAGCTCGCAGTACATTCTTTAAAGAAATTACCAACTCCCTACATCTAGTTTTCAACGTAGTTGAGGAATGGGATGGGAGTATGCCTTCAGGATCACTTTTGACACTGTTGGTAAACGGAATCATTAACCACCTTAATCTCAGATACTGTTACTACAAACTGGTGCCTATTTCTATCACCAGCCAAAACTCTTTCTCGAGTATGGTTGCAGCTATAGTCCAAGGTGACGATGTCCTTATGTCTATGCATGAAAAGATCAGACAATATTTCACACCAGAAGGCGTAATCAGCTGTATGAATGAAAGAGGCTACGTGGTAACTTCGGACGATAAATCTAAGCCTATTGGATTCGTACCGTTGACTGAGGCTACATTTCTTAAAAGAGGTTTCAATATCGAGGATGGTGTTGCTCATGGCAATTTAGCTATGGATACTATTCTCAATACACCTCTTTGGTCTAAGAAAGGTGATTACTACCGTAAAATTACACGGGATAGTGTAGAGTTTTTCTTCAGAGAACTCAGCTTACATCCCAAATCAGTCTTTGACTTACATGCACCAACTATGCGTAAGGCAGTTGTTGCAGCAAAGTTTAAGGATTTTGAAGGCCTGACATGGAACCATGCTAAGTGGCGCTCGTACGTATATAATACGGAGCCATTTACCATGGACCTATAGGTCTTTAAAATGCCCACACGATTCAGTGGGCCTGTATATTAATGAATCGATCCTTGTTCGTAGGATTAAAATAACGAACGAAACTCTCGACTCTGGTTACGAGTTGTATAACGTTACAAGGAGAATAATAAGTTATACGGCTACGCTTTGTCGAGTTCAAAGTTTGATGACACACCTCATTCACTACTCAAGGAAAACTATAAAAATCTCGAGTACCTCCTAGACAGTGGGATACTAAGTGTTATCTCATGTGTCGAATTAAATACACTTGCTGACACATCAAACTTAAAGGATCACCAGTCTGAAAGATCCGAAAACCCTACGACTACAAACTTCGTGGTACCAGATGATCTCGTATTGTCTGCTGTGCCCGATGACCCAGCACCAATCTCGTCGACATATTTCAAAGCGAGTACTGATGCTATGTCCATGACTATTGCAAAATACTTAGGTAAGCCTAAGAAAATAGCTGATGGACAATTTTCCAATACGGATACCGCTCTAACTTTTAACGCTATTAAACTGCCCTATGACCTAATCTCAGATTCTGTTTATTGGGATAAGTTAAAAGGCTTTCTAGGTCTTAGAGCTACTCTAGTTATTACACTTCAAGTTAACGCGGAAAGATTTCAACAAGGGAGATATATGGTGGCCGCCGTACCATGCGGCGGTGTACCTTACACCGCTAGAGTTGAAGAATCCGTTAACGTTCATTCGGCCTCTTTGACCCAGAGAACGCAACTTCCTCACGTTGAGATTGATATCAATACTGAGAAGGCTTGCATTATGCGGTTACCGTTTTGTTCAGCAAAGGATTATCATCCTTTGCAATTGGATGCTGCCGGGAAGGACCACGACATATGGTATTCAGTGCGTATATATCCTTATAGCGCATTGGAAGCAGTCGCTGGTGCTCAGACAGCAAATTACACTTTATGGTGCCACATGGAAGACGTCGAACTTATCGGACAAGCTATACCTGTTTCTTTGCAGGCTAACTTATCCACAGCTTCCATTAAGAAGAAAGCTTCCAACTCAGAAAAGGAAGCCGAATCAGTGGGAGTTGGTCCTATATCTAATATGACGGCCAAAATTTCAAAAGCTGCTAATATTTTAACAGTTGTTCCATTCGTCGGATCTTATATGTCTGCCGTTAGTTGGGCTGCTGATATAGTAGGATCAGTAGCTTCTGTCTTTGGTTTTTCCTCACCGTTGAATATGGCTCCAACACAGAGAGTTGCACGTAATGCTTTTTCATACATTACTTCTATTGATAATGTAGATCAAGGTATTCCTTTATCTTTCTCTGTGAAGAACGAAGTCAAGTTTTTGCCAGGATTGTCTACTACAAAGCAGGATGAGCTATCTATAGCACATTTTTGTGGCAGGTCAACTTGGCAACAAACAGCGGCATGGAGTATTAACGATTTAGATGATGCTCAGATAGCCATGGGTTTTGTGGGGCTTTATCCCAATGCAGCTGCCCCTCATACTATCCCATTGCCCATTGTGCAGCAGTGTTACACTCCCGCACAATACTTAGGCACCCGGTTCGCCAAATGGCGAGGCACGGTATGCTTTAAGATAAAAATGGTCAAAACTGAGTTTCACACAGGTAGATTTGCTATATGCTTTAATCCTGTAGCTCGTACGGCCGCAGAACCTGCTATTGTTTCGGCCGATCAGCCGTACATACATAGGGATATAGTTGATATTAATGGTATTACCGAATATGAATTTAGTGTGCCTTATATCAGCGAAATGCCCTATTTGTCGACTGAACCAGGAGCCAGTAACAATGCTTACGGTACTTGGGAACTCAGAGTTGTAGACCCTATAGTATGTCCAGACACTGCGTCTAATACCATTACTCTCTTAATTGAGACATATATGGCTGACGATATTGAGTTTGCAACTCCTAGGGACGATTCTCATGTGTATGTAGAACCCGTCCCCATTCAATTGCAAGGTGCTTTGGGAGATATGAGTATGCATGCGCCCTCACTTGACACCTCACTGAATTGTATTGGTGAACGTGTCATGTCCCTACGGTCTTTGGTAAAGAAATTTTACCCTATTCGTAGATTGAACACTGCAACTCCTGCAGGATCACGTGGCATTCAGTATATATTGCCATTTGCCTCTCAAACATATACTTTCGCTACGTCAACAGCTCACGACAGTTATTCAGATCTATATACCGATTTGTCTAGGATGTTCTTGTTTTCACGCGGAGGTGTGCGTTTAAAAGCCACGCGCGACCCCTCTAATGAAAATTCGTTTATAGTAGGGGCGACACAAGATGTTGGAAATGTTTATGCACCCTGGATCGAGGGTTACCCCTCACTTTCGGGTGTGCCTACCTTCTTCAATTCTATGAGTCTTGCGGCCTCATCTGCCTACATGATAACTGAAGCGCACGAGCAACAGCAAATCGAGGTAGATGTTCCCCAATATCATTACACACATTCAAGAGTTGAAAATCAACATTATGCTGG